ATGGTAGGAGCGTTATTGATAACCTCTGCAAGCACAGGTCCAATAAACTCAGCGAGAGCTACTTGAGCTTCGTAAGCGACAGTGCGATTACGAGAAGCCATAGCTTTCACAAGCTCGATTTGTTCTGGAGTTCTTTTTAAAGTAATTTTCATTTTCTAGATTCTTTCTATATTATTTGAATTTGAAGACGAGGTACTCACCAGAAAACTGATCGGTAATTCCATTAGAATTAGCTTGATCACGGGTTCCAGTTCCAAGAATTGTTCCGAAACATGCGCTATCAGTTGGAGCGCATCCAGTAATAGTTCCACCAGTAGAAGCTTTAATACCGCTACCGATAGCAAGATCGCCACCAAGATCACCTTGGAAAGCAGCGCTAGCTACAGTAAAGATACCTTTAGTAGCGACAGGGACAGCTTCTCCGGGGAGAGCAGACTGAAGCTCAGCAGCTTTTTGAGGATTGTAGAGAAGTTTCTCTCCGTTCTCGTCATTTTTAGCGGTCTGAAGAAGAGTGATTCCAAGAGGAATATCTCCAGCACCAGCAGGTTCGACCTGCAGACTTACTTTAGGGTATTGATTACGCCCAACATGAGGGTAGTCAGTTTTACCTAAATAGCTGTCTGTAGCATAAGCAACAGGATCAGCAGAGAAGTCACCAGCAGAAACCTTCACGAAAGTTCCAGCATCGCCAGAACCCGCATCGGTTGTGCTATCGAGTACCATTCCATCGGCAACACGATAGAGATTAACGACATCTTGGTCGTCATATTGTCTAAAAGGAAGAATTTTAAGTCCCATAGTATTATATTTTGTTTAAGTTAAGATATTTCGATGTTCTCACGAGAGAACGCTTTTTTAAATTTATCAACAAGGTTTTCTTCTTTCGAAGCAATAGCCTCATTATTGTTAGAAAGGTCGGCATCGACCTGCTTAGCATTGTCAAGAGCTTCTTCGACATCAACTTCTTCCGAAGCTTTAGCGATCCTCTTGGCAACCTCTTCATCAATACGAGCTTGGATTTCAGCTTCAAAAGCTTCTTTATTTTCCTTACTCTTATGCTTCCAGAGGACTTCAAGCTTGTCAGAGAAAGAAGCGAATGCCTCCTCAGTCTCTTCGATAGACTTGACCTCTTTCGCAAGAAATTCACGATCTTCATCAGCAAGTTCAAACTTAGAGTCAAGTTCGTCCATGCGAGTATTGAAACGAGCTACAGCTTCTTCAGCTTTTTTCTCGTTTTCAAAAACGTTGATGCGATCATTAGATTCTGCCAGTTTGCTTTCAAGCTCAGCGACAGAAGCTTTAAGATCTTCGTATTCTTTCTTGGCTGCTTCTTGCTCGCTCAGAAGAGCTTCTTTTTCTTTCAAAAACTCTTCGTTCTTTTGACGAATCGCTTCAGAAAAAGACTGAGTCATAGAAGCTACAGCCTCTTCACCGATTTTTTTCTCGACGAGAAGCTCCTTTAGTTCATTAACAATGTTTTCCATAGCTATATTCTTTTCTTTTGTTACAGTTTTTTTAATTTTTTGTGAAATTTTATCTTCGCTGTCATCTTTGATAGATTCGGCATTTTCCTCTTGATCTTTATATATACCTTTTACATCAGCAGCTGGATTAGAGGTGAAACCAATCCCTAAAGGATATATCTTACCAGTGATTAATCGGTATACAGGTTCGCCTTTTTCAGTTTTCCCAGACCCTCCATATGCTTTTAAGCATCCATTTAATTTTTTAATTTCTCTTGGATCTTCAACTATAGTAGCTTCACTCAGTTTGTCACTGCCGACAGCTAACACATAATTAGAAAATCCAACTTCCCAGCTTGCAGATATTTTTTTATAGTATGATTTATCTTCGGGATCAGTAGATTTTTCTATAAGTTCCGCAAAAGATTTGTTAGCCGAACGATAAACAACAGCTCCTAAAGCTATATTAAAAGGATCTTTTTTATTTTCTATTTTATCATTAGATAATATTTTATTAGATCCATACTCACTAAATCCAGCAGTCACAATATGCCCAACAATCTTATCTTTGTTATGCTCTATGTTTGTGGGCTTATGTATAAATTGATCGTTGTATTTTAAGGCTGTGCTAGAATCAATACCATCACCATTCCTATTAAAAACATTAACAACTGCAGCGTTAAAAGAAACACCTAGCAAATCAACGTTTTTTTCAAAGTCTATGTCTTTTGGGACAAGAGAAGAGAGTTCGCTTAGCGAAGCCTCAGAGATAAACTCATCATTAATTTGATGAGCGAATATTTCAGATTCAAAAGAGGTTGTATACTTATAAGGCATTTTATCCTTCCTTGACATCAATTTTTTCACCCTTTGGATCAGACTCTTTTTTATCATCTTTTGATAAGAGCTTTTTAATAGCTGCTTCAGACTCTTCTTTGCTAAGTTTGCCATCTTTTTTCATTTTCTCTAAAATAGCTTTCTGGATAGCGGGTGGAAGTTTTTTCTGTTTATCAGTTAATTCTCCTTTACCTTCTTCCGTCATCATAGCTCGCATTTTGTCGTATTTTACAGCACAAGCGGCGTAGGTGGAGTTTTTATCCATACCTTCGGTATCGGTAAGGGCTTTGTCGTCTGATGCACACATGCTCATATAAGATTTATATAAACCCGCTTCTGAGCCTTTATACTTACTAGCGATTGAGACTTCAGCTTCCCCATTTTTAAAACTAACAGTTTTTTCAAGGGGTACTTCAATTTGTTCTGGATCAATTTTCATGACTGTGATATAATATTGCTGATGGATAAACTTCTAGGTTATGCTTATTAGCTACACTTAAAACTTCATTCATTACATTTAATTCTTCGATAAGTTCGAAATTTTCTATACAAGCTTCTAAGGTTTGGTTCCAATTTTGCTTTTCTGTAGAGCATATAATCGACTCGCAAAGTTTCGCGACCATCTCTTCTTGTTGCTCATTTAAAGTTTCTCCAAATTTTTCTTTAGCACTGTCTGTAGCCAAAGAATTAAAAGCTTCTATAGAGTAAATAGTATTTTGGATATCGCTTCTGGAATATTCAGCATTAGATACCTTATCTTTCTCTACTGTTGTAGTACCATGAGGTCTACCCGCAGCTTCAGGGGTTTGAGACTTTTCAGAGATCTCGTCTTCTATCATTGGAACACCTCCAACGATAGGGTTATAGAAGCCTTCTTTACGCTGTTCGATAAACCTGCTTTGTGCAGGAGCTATATCTTCGGCATTTGGGAACTGACCATTGTGGAACATCTGCATACCTTGTTGAGGTGTAAGAATTCCAAGCTCCATAAGGCGGGTAGATACACGCATAAGCTGCGTCTCATCTCTCATATCAATATCCTTCATGGTTGCGGTCGGATATGATTTAAAACCTAAACTATTAGCGATTCTTTTTATTTCTTTTTGTAAGAAATCATTCAAGAAGCAGTTCCTAGCCTCTTTGAGGCGGTCAATGAATATTTGAGCTTTGACTTGAGTAGAATTATATTTTTCATCCCCGACAACAATATTCTGAAGACCTTGCTTGATATCCTCATTGAGTATTTGATATTTAGCTGGCCCCAGAACTTTATTAAGATCTGGGATAACAAAATCAGCTTTTGTCGTATGGTCAGAAACTAAGACTCGGCCAACACTCTCATTTTTAAATAAATGTTGCATGGCGTTGATGTTATTAGCATTAACGCCTCCTTTATCAGGTTCAGCACCCATAGTGATAAGAAGTATAACATTCTCCACGGTACGAGTAATTGCTTGGTCCATCTTCTTAAGCTCAAGCTTAGCGTTGATGTCTTCTAAAACTGGATAACCAAATGGTATAGCAAACGGCTCATAATCTTGTTTCTTGTAGAATGAAAAGCTCAGACGCTTAGGATCTAACTCGACTTTAATACCATCTGTATAATAAGAACCATCTTTCACAAGCTTCTTCATTTCAGGATCTAAAGCATCATAAACTAATTGGTCTTCCTCTGTAGCGGGGTTTTGTAATCTAGAAAGCTCATACTCAGAAAGAACTTTCTCATATGCCCCGACATTGAATGTCGTAGCCCTTTTAGATACGATATCGAAAGGGTTAAGGACAACATACTTTACTGGTATTTTGTTTGCTGTTGGGTTGATAGCTCCAACCTGATTCATTAACCGGGCGTAATCTTCAGCTTCAAACTCTCCGTCAAACCGATAAAGAAAGATATTACCGCTGCGGTAGTATTCACGGAAATACTGATCTTTTAAATTTTGTAAATTAATACGTTTGAAAAACTGCTGGAAGAACTCCCTGCTTTTTTTAGAGCCGCCCTCTAGATAAATCTCTGTGTTTGCGAACTCAGACATAACATCTATAGCATTTCTGAACACCGCGACATTAGCATAAGCTTTTTGACAAAGTTCAATACCTTCCCGGACATTCACTCCATCTCCGGCATACTCATAAGGCAGTAACCCTTTACGGATACTAGAAAACCTATCTATAGTTGTTCTCATAGCTGAAGAGTTAACTCTAGCGGAATTAGTAGTCCCCGCCCTGTTAGTCCTAGCTTTAGACACTTTTTTATAGGAAGCGTCAGAGGTGTAAAAAGATTCACCTAATAGCTCTGGAGTGTAAGACTCTTCAGTGTTTCGAGCTTGAGATAATTGCTGCAAACTATTGTTGCTTTGGAATTTTTTCCAGTAATCAGATTTTTTTGTATACTTCCTAGCCATTGTATAATTATATTACACCAAAAGTAACTTTCTAACTTTTAAAAGTTAAGAAATAAACATTGGGGTGAAAGTTTCTGTAACTGAAGACCCATTATCCTCTAACATATCGAAGTAAACATTCATGGCCCAGTTACCTAGAACCAAGGCAGAATATGAATCTTTCCGGGCTTTATCGGCTCCCCGCTGCTTCCTTAAGTTGGGTGGGAGATCAAAACTTTGCGTCCCTTGTGGAGATGTCGTTACCTGCACTAAAGCACATTGTACTTTCATAAGATCCATCATATCTCTCTGATGCTCTACAAAATCGATCATCTTAGCTCCTTTATTTTTTTCTTCCACATCTTGATTTCTCAAGAACTTTAAATTCTCAATGGGTATATTAGCTTTTCTCTGCAAGTTGTAGTTCTCATCCATAGCTGAACCAGCGAAGAATATCCGTTTATGATCAAATGCAGATTGCAAGCTCTCATTAGCAAAACGAATCCATGTAGAACTAGGCTTCCTTAAAAACACATATTTTCTAGAAGATTTATCTATTGAGTTTTTTAGTTGTCTAATACCTTTCTGATAATCTTTCGGGTTATCTAATTCAGCCTCTACAGTATCTATTTTTAATTTTTCTTTTTTAAATATACCGCTTTCCTTACACGCGCTCAAAAACTGGACACCTCCATTGTAGTCACCTACGACCATCTCAATATTGAAGTGGGTTAACAGATATGCCATATATCTTATGTGCGTTTGTAAGCTAGAACCAGAAACAGCATAGCTATGCACTACAGTGCCTTTCCTAGTATCTGGGTGGACTTTTATCACGAGTATAGCAAAATCATCTGAGCTTTCACTCTCAGACCAAGAGGGGTCAAATGCCAATATGTATTTTGAGGAGGGATCTCCAATAACCTCGACACATTGACCTTCTCCATCAGGAATAGTACAAGAAGCCATTTTACTAACTTTGAAGTAACCAGAGCTATCATCTGTAAACACAGCTCCAAACTCTCGATCAAACTGAGACTGACTCATTGTTGATTTAGATTGATTAATCAAATTTTGATCATATAGCTGATCAGGGGCGCAATCATAACTAAAATGCATAATCACACGATGAGCGCCGTCTTGCTTGTTTTCATTAATGATTAAGCTCTCATATTGTTGATAAAGCTTATAAAGGTATTCAAATTTGTAGGACGCAGAAGATAAACCAATAATTTTGTTATTTGGCCAACGAGTCCTTTCGTTTTCCTCCATCTCTCCCTCTTTGATCATCTTCGTCTCGATATCATACGTTTCTTGGCGCTCAGTTGGATTCTCAACGACAGATAGGAATGGCATGATAACCTCGTTGAAAATCTTCTCAGGCATCAGGAGAAGCTCATCTATGATCATTCTCTGGAATCGGAAGCCTCGCAGCTTTTCTCCGTCACCCAAAGGTAACGCTCTGATACTACTAGTGCCTATTTCCATAACCCATTCATCATTCATTTTAGATGTCCTAGTTATGCATTGAGATAGAAACTCTGCTTTAGGGCTTTTAGCAATATCTTCAATCTTTTTGAAAATCATCTTAGCCTGACGAAAAGACTTAGATATGATACCTATCTGGACTCCTTGATTCATAATAGCATCTAAGATGGCAAATACAGCAGTTGAGAATGATTTACTCATGCCTCGACTCCAGATTCCTAAAAAGTAGTCTGTCTCCATCATAGATTTGATGGCCATATGCTGAAAGGGAAATAACTTCACACCCGTGAATAACTCACAGGTAAATGAAGGATTATCCCTAAGAAATTTATATAGAAGGAGCTTAGCCTCTCCTTCTTCGATATAACCTTCTTTTGAAAGAACCTCTTGGTTTACTTCCTTGAATTTCTTGTAGAGTTCCTGATTCCCGTCTATCCAAGCCATTTTTTTCTAATTCTTTTTCCCAAAAATATTGTAAATCAACTTTCCAGAGTTTTTTACCACAATGAAGGATCTTGGGTATTAATTCTTCACTATCTTTCCTAGAGCCGCTGAACACAAATTGGCAGCAGCCACTAAATTGTTCCTCAATAGCCCGAAGGCGACTGAAAACATACTTCATATTAAATTTTTTATAAACTGACTGATTTATTTTAAAAAGATCTCTATAATCAGCCTCAACAACAATAAATAAATAACACCTCAAACTCTCGCATCGTTCTATCTCTCTCAAAAACCTATCATAGCCATTTGTTACTGTAGCTGCAAAGTCACTAAAGGATTTACGTTCAACATGAGTATATGTATAGTTTTGTGGGGGCAGAGTATAATCACCAAAATCTAATTTATGAATAAGAGAGTTTTCGAAAGACAAAGGTTTGTTTTCCCTAGTATCGATCCATATCTCCGCATTATTACAGTTTTCAAAAAACTCCTCACACAAATTTTTATTATATGCTGGCTCAATCCCTAACGTATTACATAATGCCGTGTAGCTTCCGAAAAGTTTCTTAATTATGTCTAACGTCGGCCAATCCCCGGTCTTGAGGTATAAACTAGATGGACCGAGTCTTAGGTTCTTTTTTTCTAGTCGTTTTTGAAATTTCTCCAATACATATTTTTTTGTTTCATCTTCTGGCGCTTTCAAACACCAACGCCTCATATTTTCAGAACTATTGAAGTCCATAGAGAAGTATTGCTTGGCGTTTTTAAATTCTATAGGCTTCTCCGTCAGTTTGTCAAAACGTGGGTAATGTTTGACGTAATACTCACCTAGGAGCATATTATGCGCTTTAATGTGCATGTGAAGCCCTCTCTGCGATTCAAAGGTCTTTCCGCACTCTTGACATTCAAATTGCATCATCTTTGCTTATACCTAAGATTCTAGCCTTCCACTCCGCCATACCCTCCATCCGCTCGGCTTCTTCTTTAATTAATTTTTTCTGCATCTCTGCCATACGAACCATATTCTTTCGTTCTTCCTCTTCTTGGAACATATGAACAATAGCTAAAAACGAAGCATTATCTTTTTGATTCTTCTTCATGCGCTCCGCACGGTCGCCTTGAAGTTTTTTCGTCAAATTCTCAATACGGGTCTCACATTGATGATATTCTTGTGATTTAGCTTTGATAATCTCAGCTAACCGGACAGTCATTTCAGTTTGATCGTCTGCGACATCGAACATATCATTAAGTTTATTAAGATGCGCCGAAACAACCTCTAAGTTAATAACTTCTTTACATACGTTTAAGTATAGATTGAGTTCGTCAGCGGTTAAATCGGGCTTATCCCAACTTAACCGGATAAACTCTTGCTCGAACAGATCCCTGTCTTGCTTATTTAAATAATTATTGATGATTTTTAAAAATCTGCTATTGGACAAGTTAATGCGAAGTTTCTCTATGCAAATTTGTTTTTGCCTATTCAGTTTACTCTCCTCCAAACCTATACCTGTAGCATCATTTATTTTCTTTACGATTCTACTCGCACTTTTCGGTGATGAATAATCATTGACCGCGCCAGACTCTTGCGATGGAATAAAATCAGGATTTATCTCATGAATGTAAGAAAGCACTGTTCTTTGCTCATTACTTAGAGGTTTTATTATTTTTTGAGGGAATATTAGCTTTGCTATCTCAAGGGAAGACAAACCTTCTTGCGCTTGATCCAATATGAATTCTTTTTGTTGATCTGTTAAGTCTATTTTATCTGTTGGCGCTCTAGCTGTTGTTTTATAATCAATATCATTCTCAATCAAAAACTTTCTTACAGCCCTCCCCTCTTTGTTGCGGCCATCTAATTTATCATCTTTAAAGCATTTTTGTGTCAGATCATTGAGGTCTAACATATCTTTAGCGTTTTCCTCCAAAAATTTCTGCTGCTCTTTTGTTAATTTCATTTTTTCGGGTCTTCTTGTTTCAATATTGATATCGCCATTTCTTGAAATTTATTTTTTAGATTCTTAACCTGACGGTATCCTGTCTTGCGAGTTGCGTCTGTGATCTTATATCCCATAAAAATAGCAATATCTTCCTCAGAACATTCTTCAAAGTACAACATATGATATGCAGTAAAATGTTTTTCGCTAAGTCTGTTGCTCATTTCTTGATTTAACTTTTCTATGTTGCCTTCATAATCAAAATGAGAATTACACTTAACATTGCCGATTGAGTCGGTTTCATCCAAACTCCCGGCTGTTTTAAGCTCTAAGCCATATTTTTTCTTTTTTGACCATTTAGCAAAATCTTTACAGCTAACATCTTGATTACCACTCTTTGTTTTGGCGCATAACTCGTCTCTAGCGTGGATACATGTAGAACAAGGTTTTATATAAGAACCATAATGATTCCTTATAAGATTCCACATCCTATTGGTAATCACTCGACTTAACCAAGGCTCAAGAGGTCTTGTTTGATCCCACATATGCCACTTCTGGGCAATATGAGATTTCACAACCTGCTCTACGTCTTCAAAATCAAACCACTTAATTGCGTCTAAGCGCCATCTAGATTTTTGCTTTTTTACAGCTAGGTCTATTAGATCTTGGAAGTCTTCATATTTTTTCTTTTCGTCCATTAAGGATTGGAAGTAAATTCATCTAAGCCATATGAACCCTTCCCCTTAAAGTCTGGCGGTGTATTTTGTCCTGCGAGAGAACCAATAGTAAAAGATTTATTATTATAAATTTCAACATCTAGACCCCGAATATCAGGGACAAATTCAGCATCAGTTTCATCATCAGAAACTGCAGATGCCTTTTTTCGAGCTGGCTCAGCAACTCTTGCGTTAGATTGACCTACAGAACCAAAATTTGCCCCGCATTTGGAACAAAAATTAGGTTTTGCAAAATTATATTCAATCTTAACCCCACAATCAGAACAAAACATGTGACTCATCTCATTTATTATATTAGTAATGTATATTTATTACACTATTTTTAGCTTTCTAGCTTTTTAATAATGAATTTTAGTATTTTACTACGCACAATATCGCTTTCATTGAAGCTAAACGTATGAATTCCCATATCTTCCGACTCGTCATCATCGAATTTGTTGAACATTGGGTTAAAACCGCTCTTTCCGTTGATATCACTTTGAAAAAAGTCACCACCTATGATGATTTTACTGTCTTCCCCTATACGGGTGATCAAAGTAGTTAACTCTTTCAAAGTAAAGTTCTGCGCTTCATCAGCGAAAACCAACTTATTTTGCCAACTAGCGCCTCTCAGGAAGTTTATCGGTACTGCAGATATCTTTCCTTTCTGTTTCAAGAAGGTTGCATCGCCGGGAGCGACTATTTCTTCCATTTTATCATAGAGAGGACCAAGAAATGGGTCGAACTTCTCTGTAATATCTCCGGGTAGACTGCCTAATCCCCTATCCGCACTCTCAGCAATACTTCGGACATACAAAATATCCTTACTGAAATCTTCCTCCATGAGTTTTAACATGCCATATAAGGACATGTAAGTCTTTGAACTTCCCGCAGGACCAGATACGAAGATTATTTTCGAATCTTCACTCAATACTAACTCTAGAAACCGCTTTTGTTTGGGGCTGAATCTAAATCTCCTCTTATTAAACTTAATTGATCTCTCAAAATCCGCCATTAAGTCAAATGGAGCCTTCTCTTTCACCGCTTGTTTTCGGGCCATATGTATTTATATATACACTTATTTTACAGAATTATCTCCCTAATTGTTGCTCTAGTCGATAAAGTGTCTCCTCCCTGTACAGAATACGACTCGCTGACCACATGCGCTCCAGAATTTGCCAATAAATGAAAATTAACACTATCATAACCCAATCCAACATTACTCACATCATTTAACATCACCCCAAAATTACTCGTCAGCTTATTCCCACTAAAATCAATAAGAGAATTCAATCCTGTAGATTCCACGTCCATACTCACTTCCACTCCATCCACTAAATGGTCAGATGCGTATTGAGACCCTAATGTATAAACAGGCGTCCTGCTGAAAGTTTTATTATATGTTAAATTATTTACTAAATTACTAGATACCACATTACCCGCATTAACCAACGTACAATCATGACCATAGATGATATCTGAAGTATTTAACGTATTATCAACATCGCTAGACACTAAACCTGTAATACCACCCGCGCTTGGGCTAAAACTTGTAAAACTTACGCTGCCCACCACGGGTTCAAATGGTTTTACCGTCAAATTATAGCTATCAATAAAACACCCACTGTATTTATTACCGCCAACATCCAAAAGCATTTCATTCGCGCCTGTATTATGATAATTATCAAACAAGAAGTCAAACCCCGAATAATTATCCCCATCACTTCTCAACAAGAAATCAATAGAGATCTTACATTCCACATCCCCCACAAACCTCAATTGGTCGTCAGCGTTTATATTCGCGGCTAATTGCTTTTTCTCTTCATTTTGTGTACTAAAATCCACAGATACTCTCGTCCCCATCATAGGACTAGCCTCATCCACTACCACCGCCATATTCCGATATGTCATATCTTATGTTACACTTTTTTTTTGGTTTTTTTATTTTTACTTTATCCTACACCCTCCACGTTCCTAATTAATGGGTGGGGGCCATTGAGAAATTGAAAATTGACTCCCCCCGCGACTTTGCGCTGTCAAGCATAAAGTTGTTTTTATTTTAATCGGGGGGGCTAAAAAATATAAAGAAAAAGCTTGCACACAATTAATTTTTAGAGTAAACTACTCACATGAAAGCAAACAACACAGGACGCAGTTACCACCAGAGAGTTTTAGATGCTCGCGAGTCACTTGCCAAGGACACAATGAAGCGCGAAGAACAGCGTGAAGCCAACCCTATCGACTGGAAAGCTACTATGGAGACTGGCAAAGTAGTCTTTAAAAAAACAAAATAAATCTTTACACTAGCCCCAACTCTATACTAGAATACTCCCATGACTAACACAGCATTTGATGTCGCCAAATCAGCATTTGAACACGCCCAAGAGAGAGCTAACCTAAACTTTGATAACTTTATGCAGGAGCAGAACGCTGCCCGTGAGTTAGACTATAAAGTTTCCGAGGCTATCTGGCTACTTAGGGCGACTGATCCTCATATAGCTAAACACCTAAACGACGCACTCGGCACATTCAGAGAAAACAAAGTAAAATCAGCACACTAACACTATGAACTTACACAACTTCAAAGATCAAGACACCAAGGGCAAAGCCCTTCTCATTCTCACTTACCCTTTCGCCATTGGCATTCACTTGGGTGAATGGCTTAGGATGCGGAAGCTCCAGCGCATGATCAGGAAGTGGATTGGTGCAGCTTGCAAGAATCCACAAGGGGTCGAGGCTGAGATGGTCAAGGAGTGGAGCGATGAGCTTCGCTGGATCTACGGCAAGTAAAAAGTTTGGGTGGCCAATGGTTTCGACGGGACGCAAGTCGCGGATGGGGGTTCGATCCCCCCGCCATCCACCAACAATTCGTCAAGTGAGTATAAACACGGTCAAGCGGTCCGCAAGACGTTAAATAAGGAAGGGTCGTGGGTCTGGCATAGCCCTCGCAGAAATATGCCACCATTTTAAATCAGAACAGTGAGAGTGTCAAGCCTTTTAGGGTAAAAAAAATAAATAAAAACATTTAAATACAAACCGCTCTAACTCACTGAGCGGTAGGGAGTTACGAGGGGGGGGTCGCCCCCGGCTGTAACTCGTTGAGTATTAGTGACTTACAAGCCTCTCGCCTATACCATATGAGGGCAGCATGTCAAGCCTTTTTAAATAAAAAAAAAGATTAAATATATGCAGAAAAAGCTTTTAATTCTCTGCCGATTAGAGTAAAATATCCCCATGAGCGACACCAACAACTGGACAGTAAGAATGTATAAAGCGGAACTGCAAGGCATGGAACAGGGTCTTACAAAAATCAAGTCTTACGGTCTCTGCACCCTCTCTGCAGAAAAGTTAATTGCTGAAAAGAAAAAACAAATCCTAAAAGCCTCTAAGTAATATGAACTCTATACTCACCATCGCAGGAGTTATCTTCACGCTTGTCATCGCTGGCAACTTGGAGATGCTCGACCACTCACAAGATCTTGAAAAAGATTTACAAAATAGCATTGACCTCGACTACCTTTTTAACTAGAATACTCCTATGACAAATAACACTACTACCACCCTCGCCCAGAAACTTTACAAAATGAGTGACGAAGAGCTTACTAAAGCTGTCGTCGGGCAAACCATCTACTACAGTAACGAAGGGCCATCTTCTGTCAAGGTTGATGGTAACAGAAGGTTTTCTGCTCTCGGAGTAGAAGGAATAGCGTTTAGTAAAAAAGATAACATCCGTTACATTAAGATAGAAGAAAGAGATCTTGACGATAATAATAAGCGAGGTTTCAAGAATCTTCAGATCGGTGGTATCACAAAGATTGAGCATCCCGCAGTTACCGCCATCAAGATGTTGAAAGAAGCCGCTAAGAATATGTCAAGACGTTAAAAGATTTTCTCTCGGTGTTGTGTGTAAAATCCTTGCTAACTTAATGCTCCGAAGGGTAAACCCTTTGTTTTGATTAGTAAGGCGGTAATGCAGCGGGACATAGTTCTGGTTAATCATTCGCCGCCTGAGTAACTGCATAAAAGCTCAGTAACAACCTCGCTCCCTTTTTTGTTTTGGGGAGCGGGGTTTTTTTGTTTTTTATACAAATAAAGCTTGCATCTAATTCTTTTCTGGAGTAAACTTTCGGCATGGCAGCACTAAATGTACATCAGTTATATGACTTCGCTTATCAGGCAGGACTCCAAGGGCGGGAGAGCATGACTTGCCCAAGGTCTTACCGTGGGTGGGAGATCCCAGAGATGTTTGAAGACGGGGAGTTGGCTATGGGGGTTTGGAGAACAGCCTATGCCGAAGCCCAAGAGTGGGTTGCTATACATGAGCATAGCGAGCAAGAGGCTACTCAGCCCTAAAGGGTTTCCCGCACTCTCCGCAAGGCTCCCGAAAGGGAGCTTTTTTTTGGAAAAGTGCATTTTTATGCTTTACACTGGCGGCAAAATAATGTAAAGCGGGAACGCCGTAACTCACTGAGTAGTAAGGAGTTACAGCCGGGGGCGTCCGCCCCTCCGTAACTCGTTGAGTATCAATAGGTTACAGCGTTTTTCGACACCTCTAACCCACTGAGTGTCAGTATGTTACGCTATTTGTCGAAAAATGTTCTGACCTACGCTATTTGCAAAAAAATGTCCTGACCTACAGTATTTAAGGAATGTCAACCCTAAAATAAAAAAATAAAAATGCATAAAAGATTAAAAAAGGGCTTGCAGTTAATTACTTTTCTGTCATAATTCTCCTGTCGAGAGAAACGCTCTCGCTTTACCACTAACTACTATTACTACTATGAAAAACCTAATCTATTCCTCCAACAAAGTTGACTTCGAAGCTGTTAAAGCAATCGAAACTCCCGCTCCTAACTGGATGAGAAAGGAAGACGCCGAAGGCAAAGGCAACCACTTCCCAATTCCTCATGACCGTCTTATTAATGAGGCTCGCCAGTCTCTAAAAGAAAATGGTTTCACTATTGAACAGGAGGAACATGGTCTTTCCGAAGGCGATATGAATTGCTTCAGCGGTTTCGCTCTTCGCAAGTCTGGCTTTGATAGTGAGGAACGTCAGCTCGTCATGGGGCTTCGCAACTCCCATAACCAAAAATTCGCTAGTAGCCTCGCCATTGGCAACTCTATGATGGTTTGCGAAAACCTCTGCTTCTCTTCGGATGTCACGCTCGCCCGGAGACACACCAAGAACATATTCAAAGATCTTCCCTTCCTTTTCAATAAGGCAATCGGTCAGATCCAGCAGACTTGGGACAATCAAGGCAAGCGCATTGAGGCTTACAAAAACACCGAGGCTAATGAGGTTTCGGTTCTCAATAAACTGGTCAAAGCTGGTTTGATCAAGCCTACCAAGATCGAAGCTATCTTCGACAACATCGAAAACGGTGGCGTCGATAAGGACGGCAATGAAGGCGCATTCTCCGAATACAAGGGGACTCTCTGGAATGTTTACAACGCTGTAACCGAGTCGTTCAAGAATCTAACCGCTAACAATGTCATGAACCTTCCCCGCATGACGATGCAAGCCCAGCAGATTTTTGACCGTGTGGTCAATCCTCCCGAGGTTGTCATCTCCCAAGATGATCGCGAGTCAGCTTTAGTTTTACCTGCATAGCCCATAACCGCCCCCCGCAAGGGGGGCAACCTTCTTATGAAAGAGCAAAACAGAACCCTCTTCGAAAATGTAGTTTTCACTTGCATGGTCCTACTTTCTGGCCTAGTTACTCTCTTCGGAATCATCCAACTTGTAAAGATGGCACTATAATTTTTTGTTAGGGGTAACAAGCAAAACCTCGTCCTCTCTGCATGGAGGGCGGGGTTTTTTATTGATTAAAAATAAATCTCCGTAACTCCTTGAGTATCAACGAGTTACAGCCGAGGGGATCGCGCCGCCCGTAACTCGTTGGCGCTCAGTGAGTTACAGCCCTGTCAAGCATTAAAAAAGAATTAAAAATAATAAAAAAGACTTGCGCCCAAACCCAAACCTGCCAAAATACTTTCGTTATGAAGCTACTAAATCAAGGCAATGCCAAAACTCTCAAGGGAGAGGTTCTAGGATATCGCACTTTCGGTCTCCATCTTTCCCCCGCTAATAAATCAGGATTCAATGTCTGCCAATGGGCAAGCGCAGGTTGTCGTGCCGCTTGTTTAGATACTGCGGGTCGTGGTTGCATGAGCAATGTGCAAACTTCTAGAATCAATAAAACTAAAAGATTCTTTAAGGATAACTTCGGTTTCATGTCGGACCTTAGGGTTGAAATAGGCAAGGCGATCATTAGCGCAGCTAAAAAGCAAATGATTCCATGCTTTCGACTTAATCTTACAAGCGATATCCCTTGGGAGAATGTCCGTAAGGGTAGTAAAACAAATGTGATTGAAGAATTCCCAAATGTGAATTTCTACGATTACACTAAAGGGTTTTATAGAATGAGGGCTTGGCTTGATGGCAAAATGCCTGACAACTACCATCTTACCTTTTCTCGTAGTGAGGAGACTAGTGATAATAAAATGAAAACAATCCTTGAGTTAGGGGGCAACGTCGCTGTCGTCTTCCGTGGTTCACTCCCTAAAACTTACCTAGGCTATCCCGTTGTAGATGGAGATGAAAATGATCTGCGCTTTAAAGATCCTAAAGGCGTGATCGTTGGATTGGTCGAGAAAGGTCTTGCTAAAAAAGATGAAACGGGGTTTGTTGTGGAGCCGAAATGATGGGATTAGATTTTTATGTGACTTTGATAATCGCAGTACTTTTATTAATAACAGAAAGAAGAAGGTAAAAATGAGATCAAAAGACTACCACGCTTTAAAAGATGAGCTTCTCCGCAAATCGATTGAAAGGAAAGAGATAATAAAGCAATCCTCGCAAGGAAACTTTGGGATGTACGATGTACTCCCCGCAAACATTGCTCGCACAGTGAGCGAAGCTTGCGATGAATTCTTTAAATCAAGAAACATTAGATACGGTTCCGCATGGTTCCACGACAGAAACGACAGAAAGAAAAAAATACAACAAGCAAAAGATGAACAACGAAACACCAACCATTAAATTGACAGGACACTTCAATAAAACCTTCAGTGTCAAAAAGGAAGAGAAGGGCTATAAGGGCTTAGAATATTCCATTGAATGGGATTTTGATAAGGAGCAAACTCGCATCCCTATCTCGACACACGGCGCAATCAAGTTGGCCGATACATTTAGAAAGTTAGGCTTTACGCAAATCCACCCAAAAGGCTACAACAAATTTATATAATGACAATAGAAGTAGAAAGAAAAGAAGTTTACGGTAATACCCTAACTTATGTAAAAAAAGAATCTGTAAGGAATTCTATAAAGAAACTAACAGGAAGAAAAACTTTAACCGACTACGACGTTGAAGCTCTTAAAGAGCTAGGCTTTGTCTTGGTCATTGAACAAGTAACAGAAAGAATTTAAATTATGAAAAAAACATATAAAGTTTCTCTAAGGCAAATCCACGTTCAAGATATCGTTGTGGATGCCGTAAGCAAAGCCGATGCTATTCGGAAAGCCCTTGATCACGACGGTGAATATGGGAATGGCACAGAATACTTTGAGGATATGGAGGATGGCCACGAAGTAGAAGAAATTTAAATTATGAAGACAGAAGTAAGCACAAAGAAACTACTTGAGGCTCTCCTCCACTCCTACATTGAGACCAATGACCTAGGAAACATATATAATGGCGATGGAACTAAATTGATAACGCTTGAGGAAGCCACAAGTTTTATTGATGGATTAAAAGGGGATGCTAATCCTGAGCAAGTCGCATTTGAATCTTCGTTTGACACTATGATGGAGGAGTTCACTGCATACTTCCCTTATTCTGGGCGTAAAGGAACCCCATTTCACAAGATGTATAAAATATGGAATAAGCAAGTTAAGCCTGATCTAAGTTCAAGATACAACAACCTTTAAATTATGATTGAAAAATATACAATGCCCGTGATCCACATGAATGGATCGGGAGAGGACAGGTTACGCAGACAATACAATGATTTGTTTGACGCTGTAAGCCAAGCGCAGATTAAACTCCTTTATGATACAGACTTCCATCAAAGGGATTACTACCCTCTTGGAGAGTTAGTCTGGTCAGAGGCTAACTTAGAAAGAGAAGAGATCAAGGAAGCCATGAACAAGGTTTACCAATATGCTAGGCAGCATATGCATTACCTCGACTATGGAAAGGAGCCATTAGCAGATGAAAATTAAAAACTACTTGGTGATATTCGAGGAAGTAAACCGCTTGCAGTTCGAAGTCGAAGCCTCTTCGGAGGCTTCGGCTATCGACTTGGTTGAGGTTGGGGAGGCTGGAGACCCTACCGATCAAAGGGCAATGGAGTTTAACTGTCTCTCTGTAAAAGAATACATTAAATAAAAACCTCGTAACTCGTTGACTATCAGCGAGTTACGGCTGGGCGGATGCCGCCGCCCGTAACTCCTTACTAATCAATAACTTAGGAAGTTTTTTATTGTTAGTGAGCTTTGTAACCCGTTGTCGCTCAGTGAGTTACCGACCGTTGAACGTGGTCGCCATCGAAGCCGAGCTTTATTTGGATTTATTTTGTTTGTTCTGGGGGATATTACTTATTTGGTAGTTATTCGTTATTTCGGCAAAAATATCCCGACCTGAGTTATTTGGCGCGAAATGACTTGACCTGAACATCGAGCGGAATGTATTATTTGGTGCGGGGCAAATTAATATTGTTTTTTGTTTCATTATTATTTGGGCGATATCACACGACCTGCGAACGTGGCTGGTGGGGCGAGGTTGCTCTTATTTGTTTTTTTTTATTCTTATTTGGGGCATATGCCGCGACCTGCAGCTTTTTTTAAAAACTTTTTGTATTTACCCCCTAGCGAAAATCCATTTATTTTATTATTTTGATCTTTATCTGCTGTCTCTGGTGATCGCCATATACAACCCCCATGCAAAAAATGTTACGAATACTATAGTGTCCACGTCCAAGAGTGTGCCGCTAAATCCCTGTAAAATCAAGGAAAATTAACGAGAATTATTTAAAAAGACTTTTTATTATTTAAATATAATTAATATGGCCAATCCATAATCAACTTCCATGCATTTTATTTTATCGATCATTCTGTTTCTATTCCCCTCTATATTGACTTGTATCTTTCTTATATTGTATAAGGTATAGATGGTGATTGAGTGGTATGGTTGTGTGTGTCATTGGGTAGGTGTTATGGGGGTATACGTGGCTGGTCAAGTATATTGTTGCAAATGACGTGGTTTTTATAATTTCAAACGAACAATTAATAATTAATCTTCATAATAGTAACCAAAGTCTCCATCATTGTGCGATCCTATTTGATATACTGACCTAGAGGATTGGTACTCCCTCATAAAGTTCCTCTTCTCGATCCTGTGAGCCTTTAGCTCTGCTTTGGTTCCTACCATAGCTGGTCGAAGACTACACGCACACTCGTCCATATAGGGCAATGCGTGTTTGTAGATCAGGAATCTATAGAAGGTTCGAATACCGGGGAAGTTGATGCGACCGTTCATGAAATCGCTTTTGAAGCTAGCATTGAATAGATTGTGAGCTAGGTTAGCATCACTTCGAACCTCCTCAGGTGGGCCGATTAGAGCAACAGATATCCCATTGCCCCAAGATGATACTACATATTTCATACCAACTCTTTGAGTAGTTTCCTACCTTTAGGTGTTATCATGCGCTTACCCTCGATAGTCATAAACCCATCCTTGAGGAGTCCATTCTCAGCGTCCCTCTGTAGGGCTGACCTCGACATCCCAGTTACAGCAGAAAGCATCTGGAGGCTACTGGGTCCATGTGAGCTTAGCGTCTTGAGGATCTGCACCTCGATGTTACTAAGACCGAATGGTCTGATACCAAGGATCTTCTTTAACCCTACCCAAGCTGACTTATCAACAAAATCAATCTTCTTGATGTTGCAATATGAACTAATCTCTAAAACTCTCTTAACTGCACTTCTAGCATTACCCCGAACACTCGATGCAATTTCATTCAGAACAGTAGGATCATAACCAATCCAATCTTTTTTATTCTTAATGATATACTTGAGGTCTTGTGGAGTATATGGTTGAAAATCAACAATAGTCATTCTATCCTTGAGAGGAGCAAAGATCTTATCTAACTCTGTAGTGGCGAACAAGAAGTTCTGTTTGGTGAAATCGAATGTAGCAAATCCACTTTCCCCGAAGTTCACAGTCTTACTCTTAGCACCCTCAACATTAAACACTGTTAAGAATATATCTACAAGATCTTTAGGTAGAGCATGGCACTCATCGAGGAGGACTGATACTTCCTGACCTGCAATAGCTGGCATAAACACCTGCTCAAGAAACTGACCTGCATTCCTAATAGAACCACAGTTGATCTCTACAAGCTTCTTACCCATACCTACAGCAAAATGCTTGGCAAACTCAGTCTTACCTAAGCCTTTAGAGCCGTTAAGCATGATGGGTGGGATGATAGACCCAGCCTTCTCCGCTTGAGCGTAAAAGGAAAGCTGGGACTTGACCTCTGGCTGGCCGACTAATTTAGAAAACATTTTCATTACTGGTAAACATTGAATTGGATTGTCTCTTCTGCTTCTGGCTCATCAGTGATAGATGAGATTGTCATTGCTGGTTTAGGTTCGAAGTCGAAGCCCATCTGCTCAAGGAACTTCTTACTAACCATAACTTTTGCATTCTGTCCGAACTGATCAATGAGGTCATTGATGCTGACTCTGACGAATGATGTGGAACCTTTGGGGCGTCCCCGACCTTGCTTTGCTGTATTACTCATGACTGTCTGTAGTTTAGTGATTGGATTTGGTTTGGTCAACTTTTTTTTGATTTAAAAATAGATTATTTTCATGACCGAGATCTTTAGGTTGAGGATCTCCAGTCTCCTGCTCAGCAATATCATTCAGTTCAGCCATAATAGTCTGATACTCCTCGTATTGCTCTGGCGTAATAAAAATAGGGTGTTCAAATTCCATAACGAGGCGATTATGGTCAAAGAACACCCTGAAGCAAGGCTTTTTTTGTATTAAAAAGTCTTTTTATCTTAAAATACTAGTAATCAATGAGTTATGGAGGTAGTTTTTTGTCTTTTTTCCTGTGTCATAGCTTTAGCAAGCACTGTGTAACCGATTATATCGTCAAAAGCGTCATAAACACTCTCGTTTGACACCTTTAACTCCCCATCATTTGTAAATGACCGGATTCTCTGGATCTTATCCATAATCCTCATCATAATACCCACAATAGGATCGATATCTAAGACCTCTGTCGCTCTAAAGTTAGCAAAAGGGTCTTGGCTCTTCTCTCCACCAGTATAATCGGAACTTTTTCTGCGTAAAGTATCCTTGAGATCATTAGTGGTCTCTTCCAGCATTGTTATAACGTTTTCAATTGTCATGATATTTTTTTTCTTCCATTCTTTGAATATGTTTTTCCCAGATATCTTGGGTTTTTTGGGTTTGCCCATGCTTTTCTAGAAATTCTTTAGCTTCTTGTATCCTTCTTATGGCTAATTTAGCTCTCGCTTCTCTATAGACAGCGAAGGGGAACTTAATCCAACATACGATGCCCACAAATAAACCAAGTGGGATGCCGATAATAATTGCCCCCGTTATAATAGAGAACTCTTCGTAAATTTTTTTTACTTTCATATTACCTAAGTATTAATTGTTCTTGAACAGGAGTCTCAATTACATTCTTATAAGCAAAATCATACATCTTTGGCCTTAGATCTGGCCCCCAGATGGTAAGTAGAGATTCTTCTAGTATTCTGTTATATCCTAATACTGCCTCTTCTTCTGTTCTAATTAATTTCGATACTTCAAAGATTTTGCCATTTTTATCTACTATGTTTTGCCAGCGAACTCTAACTCTATACTTTCCGCATTTTGTTTTCGTTATGCCCTTATATCTCTTACCCTTAAAAGGCCCACACTTAATGAGATTCTCATGTTGAGTCGCAATCATTAGATTGGTATGATGATTATTGGTTCTGTTGTTATCAATGTGATCAGGGCATATCATATTGCAAAGAAAAGTAAAATCCGTTGGGGTTTTTAATTCATGTCGGTCCTGACCTATTTTTAAATCGTAATGAGATACTAGAGGAGATTTGGATAAAAGATCAGGAAATGTTTCTGCTAAGAATTGGTGTTCTCCGGGATTTAAACCGTTTGACATGTGAAAATGAATATAACCGCTTCGTAGTCTGGGTTTCACAATTCTATCTTTAAATCTCTTACTATAAACATTTGAGGTATAAAAATCCATTTCATAATCAGGATAAGTAACTCCCTGATAAACTACTAGTCTTCTAAGCGACTCCATTTTATTATTCTAAACCTTAATGTAAGTATTATCAAGAAATATCTTTGAGTAAATCCTCTAAATACTCTTTGCCCCATTCTAACATCTCTGGGGTAATTTTGTATTTATCATTGTGATCATTCCTATGTTTACCGTAGAATCTATGCTCTGCTGCTATACGAACCGCTACAGCTTCGTCAAAATTATCAACAGTACCGAGGTGTTTGATTTTGTAATTATCAGTTAATTGAGCTTGCCATTTTGACTTTAATTTGTGCCAACTAACCCCAGTAACACCAGAGCTATTATTGCTTGGTCGCTTACTATTCCGTGAATTTTCTTTCTTGGTAACCAATCTAAGGTTTGAAAATTTATTATTGTGACCATCTCCATCTATATGGTCAACATACATTTCTTTTGGGTCCACGCCAGTGTGAAGAAAGTAACATACTCTGTGAGCAGGATAATTTAGCCATCTGAAAATGATATGGGTGTAGAACTTCCCTTTGCAACCCGTGACTTGATTAACTCTTATCCTTTGCCCCCTATTAAGTTTACAGGTTAAAACTCCCGTCTCTGGATTATAATCGATATAATCTCCTATATCTTCGGGTATTAGCTTCGGTTTAAATTGATCACTCTTTTCTTCTTTCATATTGATTCTCCTAAGCTACTTATAGGCATGTTATACATATCCGCATGAACTTTAAAACCATTAGACGGATCTACAGCCCCTTTCTTCCAGAAGATCGCCTTATCAAAGTAATCCTCTTTAGACATAAACCCACATAACCATATTGATTCTACTCCATAATACTGCGCTTGACTGCCCATACCCCTTTTCTCTTTGAAAGTTATAGAAATAAAAGCGTAAGTATCTGTTTTTTGGTGCTTACTCGTCCCCGCTATAGATACTTCAAAAAAAGGCTTTGGATCTACAGTTCTCCTCTTTGTTTTGACATCTATTTTTCGGCCATCTTTGATTAGATCGTAGTCATATTTATCTCTGCCTTTATCACAAGATATATTCTTACAACCTAAATGCTTTGTTAACGCAATCTCAGCTAAGTAACCAGCTAAGTTACCTCTGCCTGATGTGATAGAGTTATTAATAGATCCTAATTCTTCCGCTTTCTTAACAGCCTCATCTATCATGGACTGGTCGAAGTCTAATTTTATCATTTTATTTTTGTAGCGTAACCTTGATATTGATCCGCTGGATCTAACTCCCACCCGTTTACACCAAACTCATGCGCCCCGGTATCAGCAGTCGTAAGATCATGTATATCTGGTGAATCCAACCTATGACAACAATAGTCAATAGGATTACCTTTGTTATTTAACACCGCCACCATTAGTTCTTTATACCCGTTTGGGCCAATAATCTTACTGTCGTATGTATATATTTCCATTTATTCTCCAAATTTGTAATTGAAACGCTCTAGATCTATAGCGAATTTTTTTGAGATAATACTTTTAGTCTCTTCATTGTGGTATTTAGTATAGTGTTCATGGTTAGATTTATTTTTATGGGGTAATGTTCGTCTGTTTATATTTAATTTATCACATATAAAATCAAAATCTTCTTGAAGATTCTCAAAACGACCTATAAAGTCAAGATCCTCATCTATGTAATCCGAATTTAATTGAGGGTGTACGCTGATCTTTGCGCCACTATCCCAAGCTTTTACGTATTCATTGAAACTGGCATCTTTTTTAAATCCAAATTTCTGACTATTATAAAAAAACTGTGACACGATTTTGTCGAAAGGATTCCTTACAAAAGAGAATTTGAAACATTGCTCCCATAAATCTTCACCAATCAATCCTCTTACCCGGCTAGCCGGAAGGTGACACTGGGTTTCTTCTATATCAAAGGCTGTCGAGATAGAAACTCCTCCCGTCCTTATAACATGTACGAAAACTAGATTGAAATCTAAATTAATCATTTATTCTCCGAATTTATAATTAAAAACTTCGATATCTTCCCTATATAAATCGGAAATAACTTTTTTAGTTTCATCATCATAGTATTCTGTATAACACTTATGATCACTTTTATTGACATGAGGCAAATCTTGTCTGGGTATTCCGATGTCATCGCAGATAAAATCAAAATCTTCCTGCAAGCTTTCCATCTTACCCACAAAATCCACTTTAAACTCCCCTCCAACCTTTAAAAAACTACATTGAGTTTTTAAATGAGGCATTTCTAAATGAGGTTCAAAAGACTTGAGAAAGGGTATTTTGCGACTAGAAAGATTTAAAATAAATTCTTTAAAAGTCATTTTATTGTCGTGTAAAGCTCTACAAGCGTATTTATCCCAACGATAGTTTTTATGGTTAGGGGTCATCTGTTTCCAATAAGTATAAACGCTCAGCATACGAGACCAAGGATTCCTTACTATAGAATAGTATTTGTAAGAGTTTGAATTAAAAATATAATTATGATAATCCTCCAAAGTTAAATGGGAGTCGCCCCGCCAACAATTAAAATAATTACATTTCGTAATTGATGAACCTCCGCATTTTGGAATATGTACGAACACAAATTTTTTAGTTTTGTTGATCATATCTTAAAAACTTTTGGTAAAGTATGCCAACCACCATATCTTCACACCCACCCCAATCTCTCACCATTAAGTTACATAAACCTTTTGTAGTTTTATCATTAATAATGAAGTTAAAGAATTCCCAACCCAAACCATAAAACTTACCGCTGAAATAGTTTATATTATGCTTATTGGTTAAAAGCCACCAACTACCCCCTTTTATGGACATCCCCTTCCCTTTTGCCCAAGCTAAAGTTGACTGCTCTGTAGCTGTATACAAACAAGCGCCAAAATATTGAAGATCTGAATCCAAGCTTTGATTAAAGAACACCTCTTTAATTTTATCTATTTTTTCAAGCTCATGTTTACAAGTTGTACCAGATAAAACAGTAGCATCTATCTTATAAATTTTATTAAATTGAATACCTGACTTATAGATATATTCAAACATCTTATAAGTTTTTATAGATAAAAGCTCATAACCCTCATCGATATCCAATTTAACTATTCCATCGCCCTCTTCACCTTTATAACCTTTAGAAAGGAAAATTAAGAATTTAGAGTTCGGTAAGCTCAAGCTATCCCTCAACTTTTTTGCGTCTTCTAAATGATCACAAGAAGAATAAACACAGACGATTGTATCGAAGATCTCCCCCATTATTCTGCACTTATCACAATATAATCGTGAAAACTCTTGTAGCTCTCAGCATATTCAACGCAAGACTTGAAGTCTCCTGAGTGATCCACATAAGAAGAATCAATAACAAAATACTTCCCTTCTGGGATTGGATATGGTTCAGCTCCTCTTGCTAAATGAGTCGAGGAGATCCTCCAGCCATCGCCATCACTCTTCACTACCGTTTTAAATTTTAAAGTATCAGCAGGGTGAGCATCTTCTTCAAATGTCTTTAGCATTTTAGTGAGCTGCCACTTGGTTAGAAACACATGAGCGTCCACCTTCTCTGGAGGGACAACCTTGACGGTCTCTTTAACCTCTATCTTAGGCTCTTTATAGCCATGCCAAGCGGCCACACCCCACACTCCCCACAAGGGGAGACAAACAGACGCGAATAATAATATTTTTTTCATTTTATTAAAGAATTGAGAATTCATAGTAACCAGCTTGATTTAATTTATCCTTGAGTCTCACCCCATCAAAATCCATTGGTTTTATTTTTTTGAATCCATTCTGGCCGATATAAGTTATTAAGTTATCAGAGACCCTATTCCTGTAACAATAAGCTACAGCATTTTTGCCTTGGCTTAAGTATTCAGCCGCTATAGCTGGAGTCTTCACTATATAAAGAGTTTCTTCCTTGTTGAAACTTACACCGGGGACATTAGAAGGATAGACATAATCATGAGCGCATCTATTTAATTTTTTATAAGCGCCCTTATCGTTTGTCCCGGCTAAATAATGTCCTATTATAGTCTTTTCATCATAAGGATCATAAAAGGGGAAATGCAAATCTCCATCCGCATTACATTTAATATTTAAAAGATTTAAAACTTCAGTCTTAATTTTATAACTTCTATAAACTATTAGAACCGATTGCGTGGGGCAATCGAATGCTCTATATTTATTTCTCCATTTGTGGGCTTCCATAATCTAAAACGGTTTTCTTTCTTTAATATATTTTTTTAACACTTTGACTCCTTTACTATCATACTCAAACCACCATTCTTCAGTATATCCACCTGATCTGGTAATCTTATATACAACACGTCCTAAATCATCTAATTCTAAATTTTCAAACATACTTTACCAATGTCTAATTGTATTCGCTATGATGAATCCACATGTCGTTATATGGACGAACCACCAAAAAGTTCGGATGAGGGCGGCGAGGTCAGCTTCCCTAGGGTTGTCTGACACCCGCTCGCCCATCGTCCTACACCATATCCTCCACAGTTTTGACTTCAAGTCAAGCTGAAATTGTGGATTACTTAGTTAAAATGCTATAAACTAGCATTGCCGCATCCAGAACAAACAACGTACCAAAGAATACGGCAATTGTTTTTAACGCTCTGGTCCTGATCTGAATCGTATTATTGAGATCACTAAGATCTTTTTTAATCGATACAATCTCTTCGTTTTCTGTCTTTGTCATAAGTTTTTTACTGTAATATTATTTATTTCCCTCCTAATAATAACGATAGGATCATTATAGAAATTTAAATCTTTAAATATCTTTGTTCTAGCCCTCGTCGTGTTCTTCTTTGAAGTATTTTCGGAGACACTCAAGTTTATCATCAGCATCTACCAAAAGCTCAAGAGATTGCTTACAATTCTTCCAATAATCATCTGTGGAGTGGTCACCTATCCCAGCCGCATGATCAGAAAGTAAATCAAGGGATAATAAAGCTTTTTTTCTATCTGCAATTGCTTCTGTCCAAAGCATATCATATAATTGTTTTCTCATAATTTTAAAATGGTTTATTTTCTTTAATGTACTTAACTAATATCTTTTCACCCCGCCTACCATACTCAAACCACCACTCTTCAGTGTAGCCGAACTCCCTAACAATTCTATATATGATGCGACCTAAATCGTCTACCTCAAAATTCTCAAACATACAAATCTTTTGTTTTTACATTGTTGACTTCTTTTCTTATGATAATAATAGGATCATTGTAGAAATTAGCATCCAGTATACTCTCTTTGTTGTATTCCCAATAGACTAAAGCCTCGCTTTCTTTATGGAACTCTGGTACATCTGCAACTGGTTGATAAACAAAACCTCTATCTTTTACAATCAAATATACCTGCCTATAGCTTTTCATTTTTAAAACTCAAGCTTGATAGCTCTAGAGGTTCCTGCCAACCCAAGAAAGACATCTTTACCTTTAGTCAAAGCGCAAGTAGAGTAACCAGTTCCAAGACTCATTATCCCAGAACCCTCTTTTATTGTTGGCCAACCATCCATAAACTGATAATCATAGTCCTCCCATTGGATCTCTTGAGTCAGAGGGTTAACTCTGAAGCATTTTGTATCCCCCCAGAACGCACTGTAAAGCCAACCGTCAGGAGCGAGGTAACCGTGGAAATTTTTATTTTTATTAGCCACCTTTAAATATTCCGCTGGCAAATCAATCTCCTTATAACTATCATCAGCACAATTAATAATTAAAATCTTTTTGCCCGTCCTTGGTAGGCAGAACACCTTATCAACACTTGGGACATAAGTAGCTCCGACATACTTCACACTAAATCCAGAAACTCCAGAGGTGACAGGCTTACCCTCCAATAAGAAACTGGTGCCATTTTTATCTATCTTAAGAATTTTATTTCCTAATGCTGGTGGCATATAAACATTCCCGTCTGGATCTGCTGCTGCTCCCCATACATGGCCAAAGTATCCCGGTTGTGGAGGAGTAAACGATCCAATCTGACCCGTCTTAGTGTTTAAAGTATAAATCTTTAAAGTTTTAGTATAAGATGGCATATAGATTATCCCATTCGCTCCCTCCGCTCCAGACCTAACTTGAGGACAAGAACTAAATTTCTTTTCTAAAGTAATCTCTCCTGTTGATCTTTTCAACTTACCTATGGAACTAGAATATGCTGGCAAAAAATAAGTATAACCATCCGAAGCTTCTACATTACCAATAAATCCTTTGTACCCCCGATCTTTCCTCTCTATAGTATCCTCAAGAGTGTCTGTCTGAATATGCATATCAGACTTATAACCTAGAGAGTGGATGAAACCTTTATCATCCATCGCCATTGTACGGGTCTTAGTCAGATTTCCTACGATCTCCCCTTTTAGATACTTGAAGCTTGGCCAAGATGGAGGAGAGCCATCTAAAAAAAAACCACCGCTCGTCTCCGCGCTCGTCTCCGCGCTCGTCTCCGCGCTCGTCTCCGCGCTCGTCTCCGCGCTCGTCTCCGCGCTCGTCTCCGCGCTCGTCTCCGCGCTCGTCTCCGCGCTCGTCGAGGCTAGTTCATATGCGCTAGCAGAAATTTTTAAATTTTCCAAGTCTTTGACAACCTGCTCTAAATTGCCTATCAGTTTATCAATCGTGCTATGTATCATAGTATTATATTATAGTTCAAAAAGTTGGTATTCTCAATTTAATTATTGGTGCGCCCGACTGGACTTGAACCAGTGACAAAGGGTTTATGAGACCCCTGCTCTAACCAACTGAGCTACAAGCGCATTTAAAATATCTCTGGGAAAAGAAAATTAATTATACCAGAAGCTTTAATCAAAGCTAGAAGCAAAACCGCTGATATAATATATAATCCTTTTTTAATCATTTAAAATCTTTATCGTATTTATCCGCCCAAGAAGGCTCTTTCTCATCCCCTTTAGCTTTTATAGACTCTTCATACTGCCTATCAATCATCTCATTTTGTATCTTCCTCTCTCTCCATGAAGGAGGATTGATAACATTAGGGTCTATCTTATGCTCCCGCTCAACAAACCATTGAGCAGGATGAAACATTTTCTCATCAATAAACTTAAATATTTTTTTAAATATATTCATAATTTAATAACCCCAACTATTTAAGGTATGCTGGAAAGGAGCATCCTCTATATTACTAACCAAGTCAAGCATCTTTTCTGCTATTTCTCTGATTTCTTTTTGAGCGTGTTCACTCTTGCGTAATTTAACAAAATTAGCAAAGCTCCTCATATTAAACTGTACGTCAGCTTGGATTCTACTATTATAAGTTTTGAAGAAACGGGCAGATTCTTTTGCTCGTTTACGACCCAACCTTGACTCAAGAACTTCGATTGCCTCATGGTATAACTTGTTTCCATGAGCAGCATGAATCATTAATTCATTTCGCCAAGCTTCTGGCCAATCTTCAGGAATAAACATTTTATCCTCCTTAAGCTCTTTGTAGCGAGCCGATTCAGCATTGAGCGAAGAAACCCTATGTTTAAGTAAATGTATATGGCTGGCAATATCACAATCAATAAGAAAGTGAACGCTACCTTTTTCAAAGGGTGTTTCGTGTCCGTGGCTCCAAAGCATGTCGATGAGCTTCGGAATTCTCTCTCTTTTCTTTTCATCCAGTTCTCTTGAAGTCGATGTCCAAGCACTACAAGCAATGACTTCATCACTGCCGTAATGCCCTAATAATTCTACTGTATTTTTCATTTTTTTCTAACCTAAAGATTAACAGTTATAAATGTTTCTGGCATTATTTTTCTAACGTATAAAAAATTCCTGTTGCGGTAATTTTGCATCATAGCCCTACTAAACGATTCAAAAGCTCTAGGATTCCTATATATTTTACCGTGCTGATCTTTTCTAATACTCCAATCGGAGTAGGTTGTAGCTTGCCCCATATCGAAGTCAATACCTATTTCTCTAGCTACCCCCCAAAAATAAAATTCATCAGCAAAGATAACTTCATTCTTTACGAAATACTTAGACCAATGATCAAAAGTCTCAACAAACTTAATCGCGTCCTTACGCCTTAAAACAAAAAATTGGCAAACTGCATTATATTTATCGAACTTATAATCTTTAACCCCCTTCCTGAAAGTCAACTGACTTTTAACTTTAGTGTGAAAACTGAAATGTTTTGCAAAGGTTGTCTTTGGATATCTTTCTTTGATCAAAGATACTGTTTCGTCTAAAGGATATAATGGTAAATGAGAATCACTAATCAAGGAGAAGTATTCATTATCTTCATCCCCCAAAGCCGCTTTGATAAGTTCTATAGTAGCCTCAACTAAAGAGAATTGCCCCCAACTAGTAGGCACTTTTTTATCTATAAAGTAGTCAGAAAAGAAACGGGATTTTTTACTTTTAGAGTGGATATACAGGTTAAATAAATCTTCATCCCCCCCCTCAAAAAACTTTTTCCACACCCCTTCCTGATTGAAGGAGTGTAAAGATAAATTTAAAAATGCTACTTTATTCATACTAAACTGGAGAATACCAACTTGGAGCTTCTCTTTTAGTCCACTTAGCGAAGCGTGATTTGTCGTAATTGTAATACTCCCTGTACTTTTCTACAATCGAAAGGGTATCGAAGCGAGGGTGCATACGACATTTTTGGTCTTGGCTAATAGCTACAGCGAATTCGGTAAGCGGTCCAGCTGGCACAGTAGAGCGATGCATATTGAACATACACCATTTAATAAACTGTTCAGAGAAGTGAACCTTATCGGTTCTGAACTTTTTTTCTCTAGACATAGCTAAGCCATGACGGATCAACCAGATCATATTAGATTTAGTTTTAGCGGCCCAGATAGTGCAAGGATGTTTTGAGTAGGAGTGTTTACGAGCGTTGCCCTTCTGACTCCTTGGGCAGTCTTTATCTTCTAAAGTCTCCAGCGAGAAGCAATTAGCTAACATCTGAGCGGTTTCGACAATCATCTTTGAAACATGCTTGTCGCAAAGGTTTTGGGCTGCTTTATATGGGTCTTTATCTGTAACGAATATGTTCATTGCCCAGTTAAAATATCAGTCTATCCTCCTGAGTCAAGCGGTTTTTTACTTTTTTTGATTAAAGATTCGATATCGTAGATATAACATTGGACTCCATTATACACAAAATCCCACATAATACTCTCTAGTCTAGGATCTGGCTGAATCTTTTTAACTAGATCGTCATAAAGCTTCTTTTTCTCTAGGTCTAGACCAGCTAAAGCTTGTTGAGCCTCTTTAATTAAGGCGATTTCCTCTTTAACACTCATAACTTATCATAATATATGAAATACTAACCCAAAAATCAACTAAAAAGTGTAATTAATAGTGTGAAGAGGCTGTCTCATGTAAACGTTCTAAATCAAAAAATAAAAATTAGCTATGAAGAGATGGAAGATTGGGGTGAATGCTTTTTGGATAATAAATTAATTAAATTGAATAAAAAATGCCTCAAAGACCCAGAACAACATTGGTGGACATTAATCCATGAGGTAACACACATGATATTTGAACTCTCAGGAATAGCTTTTATGGCAGAAAACGATGAAGAAGCTTACGTCAGATGCGTGGAAAACTTAGTCATACCTTGGGTTTTAGAGCATCAACACTTAAAAAAGATGAAAAAATAAAGTATTTTAAGTGTAATAAATGGTATGCCATTACCAAACCCCAATAACGGAGAAAAAAGATCCGAGTTCATTAGCCGTTGCATGGTCGATCTCACAACTAAAGAAGAATTTAAAGACGCTAAGCAGAGAGCTGCTGTATGCTCGTCACAGTTTCAAAACGCAGAAAGCAAAGCTTCTATCGTTGTCGGAAGCCCTTGGGACGAAAGCGATCTATACTACTATTTCTCTAAGTCTAGCGAAAAAGAAACAGACCATTACTTTGATACAAAAGAAAAAGCTTTGGAAGATGCTAAAAAATTAGGATTAAAAGGTTTCCACACTCATACAAATGATGATGGCAAAACCTTATATATGGCTGGCCCAAATCATGAAGCTTTCATGAAACGCCATGATGAAATCCTCGAAAAAAAATCTGATAGTAGCCTCTGGGAAAACATCAGGAAGAAAAAAGAAAGAATCAAAAGGGGTTCTGGAGAAAAAATGAGAAAGAAAGGCGACAAAGGAGCGCCGACATCTGATCAAATTAAAAAAGCCAAAGGAAATAAGTAATGATTAAAAAAACACTAATCTTAATTACAGCAGTAGTTTTCTCTACATCTTGCTCTTCTTGTTGAGGTAAACAAAAATATGTGACCGTGAGTCACAAAAAACCACTTGAGCCAAACCTTAAAGATTATACGGTAAAAAATGGTAAGCTTTACCCTAAAAAAATGCATCCTGCATTAAAAAGACTGCTTCCTTAAGGTCTTAAATATATCATAAAGGGATTGATCCTTTTTGGTAGCCTCCCTGACTTTATTCTTCAGCTCAAAAGAATGTGAAGTATGGGCAATCTCTCTTTTGATTACCCAACCATCTTCAATAAAATAATCTGTATCCCACTCAAACACTTCGGAAATATAATCCAAAGCTATCAAATGCCTTTGAGCGTCAGATATTTCAATCTGGACCTCTTGTTTACCTGTGATCTTCATGCGTTATAACTACACTAATAAATCAATATCCGTCAAGAGTAAATTTATGTTTAGCTTCCTGCCACTGTCTATGATTCAACCTACGTCCACCTAGATAGTAGACTTTTTTACCATTTTTTGTGGTGATTGCTGGTCCATCTAGGTTATGCAGTCTCCCATGATCCCAATACTCTTCGCAGCCATTGTTGAGTATAACCGCTGGCTTCCCTTCTCGATGCTTCACCGTCCGATTGATATCTTCAAAGTATCGAACCCCATCAAAATCAACACGCATAAACGAACTGTTTTCTGGATTAGCGTGGTATATTTGTTTTTCCATATTCTTAAAAAGTAGCTTTGGAGGGAATCGAACCCTCACGATCTAGGATCAATGGATTTTAAATCCACAGCGTCTACCAATTCCGCCACAAAGCCTTAGTTAATTGTTAGACTATAATACATTATTTGTATATGCCGTCAACCTCAAAACAAAAAAAATGAGACCGCCTGTTAAGACGATCTCATATGCCCCCATAATCTGAGGCGTTTAAAAAGATAATAATTTATTTATCACCCTTGTCCTTAGCCTTGCCAAAATTCACACTGAGGAAATCAACCACTTTGTAAACTTTAGATAACCAACTTCCTTCTTTTGGGGTAGGAGTAGAAGCTGCAAAAGCACTAGCCGCAGCGATAACAGCGGTAGCCCAATTAAACCAAGCTTGCCCTTCAATAAATTGTGTAATTGCGTCCATAATAATAGTATTGTTACTGTATATTACACCAAAAACCCCATAAAAATAAAATTATTTTCCCTGACCGTTATAAGGTTTCTTATAATTAGTAGAACCTTTGATCTGAGAAGTTTTACTTTTAGCGTGAACCCCTTTTCTACGGATTCGTTTTTTTCTTTCGTAAGTTACTCCTTTTTTCACCTAATTATCTTTCACAAATTGACCATCCACCATCTTGCCAGTGCGCTTTTTAATGATATTATAAGCCGCTTCTAAACAATCAACACTATCCATATTAACCATCTTAGCTAACAGAATAATAGTCACGAGCATATCGCCGATACCATCTTTAGCTTCCGCTAAAGCGTCCTCTTCAAGAGAAATATTACCAAAATCATCTGACAATAAAACATCATCTAGTATTTCTTGATTAGTAAGAGAAGCGAGTTTCTCCAAAGCTTCTTTAGTTTCATTTAACTCTTCTTGGGTTTTATCGAGTTGGCGGAGCGGAGTTGACTTGGCAAAAATACCTTTGTCTTCTCCCCATTTTATTACTAATGCACTTAGTTGTTCGTAGTTCATAGATTCTTGACTCTTTATCAATTGAGTAAAATATTTTTCAAAGTTCCTCATTACAAGTAAACGAATTTTGGAGCTATCTCTTCTAACTCCTCACAAAGCCTTTGTATTTCTCCTCCAGTCATCCCCGGTGCTAAATTTTTTAATTGGAACATCTCCTCATAGAACTTAATATAATCCTCCTTCTGTTCTATATATTCGTTAGTCTTACTGTTTCGGATGTGGTCTCCAAAAGTTTCGTAAATAGTGGTATCAATACACTTTTCGACTGGATCAAAGCAGCTTTGGCTAACAACCCATTTAAAGATATCAGAGCGATTCACTTCTATATTTTTAATTTCTTCAGAACCCATTATTCGCTTTGGTTATCAATCAACAACCCCATCATACTAGATATGATGGGGCCGTCAACTATAGTTTTAATTTATTTACAAGAATCCACTAAAGCAGCTTCTTTATCTCTACGTCTTAGTAACCCATCTAAGCCTTTACCAGCCCAAATCCTTTTCATATTCCTGATCTCTTGAGCGATTGCCTCATAATTTTTACTAGAGACAAGACCACGGATACGAGCCATTTCAGCTCGACGAGAACCTTTGATAGAACTGCCACGGTTAAATACTAAACTAACCAAAGCGCCAAAAGCATCTGGCTCTAGCTGATCTGCTCCGGGGAAAGCCCTCAATGTCATTTTAATGAATCGAGGAATTGTATTATTTTTAAATACATTTAAAGCTGAACCCCAAGGGATCTCAATATCTCGCACACTAGATAATCTAGAGTTGGCAGAACCGCCTTTAAACCCCAAACATTTACGAAGGCGGTTGTAATCAGAATCATCAATTCTACCCCCCCAATCTTCTTGGAACTGACTAGTGCTGTTATAACCTAAATCATAACCTACACCAATAGTGACTCCACTAGCACCTTTTGGCCAACATGGACGTTTTAGAAAACGATTATAGTAACCCTCTCCACCTCCAACCTCATAGTCCAGAACCAACTGAAGAGATCTGGGGGACAAAAGCTCTTTAGTGTTTTCTTCGGATTCGTGTTGGCAGGTGGAAGGCGTTACAAAATCATCATCAACCAATAAGGTTTTAAGAGTCTTCCAAGTAACTGGCCCATCCACACCATCATCTTCAACTTGAAGAATCCTTTGCACGTATTGGATCAGCTCCTTTTCTTCTTTACCCTCAAGAAGACCAGCTACGATAGCTGACCAAGTTTGGACGCCATCAACACCATCTACAGTTATGTCTAACTCAGATTGAATGTCTTTGACGATCTGGCTTTTCCCAGAGAATCTCATAATTAAGATTCTGCAGGAGCCTCTTCAGATTCTTCAGGTTGCTCGATCTGGGACTTAGCTTGCTCCTGAATTTTAGTAGCGAGGAAAGAACCAGCTTCAGCGACTTGGAGTCCTTGAGCTTTGATAGCCGCATCAATAAGTTGCAGCAATACATTCAGTTCGTTTTCTTGAAAAGATAAGTTAATTTCATTCATAGTTACTGAATAATAAATATTATGACGAATAATTCAAGAGTTTTTTTTAAGAAAATTACTCAGGAGCTTCTTCAGCAGGAGCTTCTTCAGCAGGAGCTTCTTCAGCAGGAGCTTCTTCTTCGACTACAGGCTCTTCGACTACAGGGGCGGTCTCAGCCCAAGTCTTAAGTGGTTCTACAGCAGCGACAATAGCTTCCATAGCTGCGGCGACCTCAGGGACTTCATTGACACACTCCCAAAAAGTTTTGCGTCCGTTAGCCCGATTTGGGACATTGATATACTCAACCCCTTCGTTGTCGATGGTGAAGTGGATAGCTTCAGAGCCTTCTGTAGCATCATAAGGAACTAACTCAATACTGATACTGCCTTGATCATTACCTTCAGCGTTGAGCTGTGGGCAATAAATATTAATATTGCGGACCCATACAGAATCAAAAGATTTCTCTACGACAGCAGGAACGGTAAATGAGGGTGAACGTGAAATAGCCATGACTTTTTATAATTATATCTTTAATTACACTATTTTAAATACAAAATGATATTTTATTTTTTAAACAGCAGATGCCTGTAGTTCCCCACTATCATTAACGCTGATACGGTAACGTCCACCACTAGGAGCTGTAAGTATAATACCTTCGGAACTCCCAACGACTTCTAAATCTCCATTAGAGACTCTGACTTCCCCGCTGACATCAAGCGTTTTGCCCGGATCATCCCTGCCAATTCCTAATTTAGTGTTGATAAAGTAGCTTGAGTTCCTTCTGATCGCACAGACCTCAGTTCCCGCATTAACGCTAGAAGACCCATACCTAAATGATGCGATTCCTTGAAGGCTTCCTGATTGAGCCGCTTGAACCCACAGAGTGGTACTAGTGCTATTCCTGCTGATTACGTTGTAGTCAATATTATTTGTGTTAGTTCTGAAGGCGTCAGATGTGGTGATACCGTCAACGTCTAGTTTAGTAGAAGGACTAGTTGTTCCTATACCAACTTCACCAGAAGAGTTAATACTTAACCGTGCATCAGTTCCTAATTTATCATTATCCGCTATTTCAAACGTGCTGCCATTAACGCCTAACGCAAAAGTATTCGATGAGGCAGCTAATTTAATTTGAGGGCGTGAATCACTAGAATTTATAAATATTGACCCACTACCACCAACATCACGGGTAAATGTAGCTAATGGACCTCCGACACCTCCCCCAGTTACCAAAAGACCTACCCCAGTAGTATTGTTATCGTCGATTTGAAATATAGTGGATGGACTAGTTGTTCCTACACCAACTCGACCAAGACGGTTAATAACCATTACGTCTGTATTGGCAACATCGGTCTTACCTCCTATTGCTAAATAGCCATCAGCCCCTCCTGTTGTGCCACCATTATATTCAATAAATGCGTGGCTATCAGTATAAGTATCCCCATGAGCATTCCCTTCCCAAAAATTAATCCTAGCAGTGGGATCATGGTTGGTTTTGTTTGTCGCATTAAAGTGTAGCATCGAAGGCTCTGAAGAACTTTCGTTATCAATCGTTACATCTCCTTTAACGTGTAATTTATGATCTGGACTAGTTGTTCCTATACCAACGTTACCGCCATTAAACCAGCTATTTCCTGCGGTATCAATCCTTACGTCTTCTGTTCCTGCATCAAATAACGATAGCAAACCTTTATCAAGATTACTTCCTGTTCCTCTTGGGATTATTCTTGCGACACTATAATCCGCTGACTTCAAGTATATCTCCGCGCCATCACCTTTAATGTCTAATGTTGCTGTCGGACTCGTTGTTCCTATACCAACGTTGCCGCCGTTCAAGATTACCATTCTGGTATCCGCACCGTTAGTGGTAAATTTGAAGTCGCTAGCTACAACATCTAATTGTTTGTATGTGGAGGCTGATCTCTTATAACTAAATATAATATTTCTGTTATTAGTGTCTTGCGGTATAAATTCTAAACCTGTTCCTCCTGAATCTACTACGCTTAGTAAACTAGATGGATTCGTTGTTCCTATACCAACGTTGCCAGATTCATCAATACGAACTCTCTCAAGTCTATCTGTTATTATACCTATATTGTTTGTCGCTGGTAGATATAACCCCGACTCATCACCAGTG